AATACCCTTAGATCCATATTGTTTTTGTGGTGAATTTACTCTATCATGTCCACTTCGTCCTCCGATCATTGGTCCTCCAATACCCTTAGATCCATCTGGAGATGATCCACCTGGAAATGTTGGTTTCACTCCTCCTGTATTTTTAGGGGAGATGTATTGTCCAGTAACTTTTTTAGCTAATTGATTTTTTCTTTTTGTATCATTCATTATACTTGGCATAATTTTAACTTAATAAATTAATAAACTATTTCTTATTGTAAACTTGCAGCCCTATTCAATAGTTGAGCCTCTGGACCATTCGGAGCTTTCATCGCTATGTCTGTGTTCACTTTACCGCCTCTATTAAGTCCGCGTGGATTCGTTGTTTTAATACCAGCAGCGGTAGGAGGCATAGCTCCAGCCTGCAAAAGATTTATAGGCATGGAAGCCTCTCTCATCGGATTCCCTGCTCCAGCTCCGCCACTTAATATCGCAATCGCCTGTTTGATTACGGACGGAGGTATGGCGCCTGGATCTATATTCGTAGGAGCGCCAGAACCAGTTTCTTCCATCATCCCACTCTCAGGTGGCATAGCTCCTGCAGGGGGCATAGCACCTGCCATCTCTGGTGGCATTCCTTCCATACCTGGCATAGCTGGAGGTGCTTCTTCTTCTTTCTTCTTTATTGACTCTAAACTCCATTCCCAACTATGCAGTACTTTAGATGTAAGTTTCTGCGGATCAACAAATGGCAAGTTTATTAGTAGCTGGAATAAATCCATTCCTTGTTTCTTATCTATATCGTTCTTACCAGCGATTGAAGGAATTACAGATGCCTTAAAGTCAAAATCTCCCATTATATCGTCTTTCTCTATTAGGGGAAACATTTCGTTTCCATCTTCTCCGATTATTCTTATGGTCATTGATTTCGTAAAAAATTGTCTATACATACTAATCCAATATCTCATCAATGTAGAATATCCAGAACCAAGGTGATTTATAAATAACCTAACACGTTCCAATGTAGATTCTCTAAGATGCCTAATTTCAGTAGCAGATCCAGCTCCACCTCCAACTCCCATAGAAAAATCATCTACTCCAGAAGAATATCTCATGTCGCTTTTTAACAAGTCTTCTTCTCTATATGAACTTGGTTTAATGTCGGAAAATTCAACTTCCCTAACTCCGTTTGGATCTGGAGAGTATATAATTCCAAATGGTCTTGTTACTAATTCAGATTTATCAATGTTAGCTAGGGGGTTCACAATCCACATTTTATGTATTCCAAGGGTAGCGGAATCCAACCTCTGATTCTTTATCATGTTCAACATTATCTGTGGACTTTCCAATAAAAGAGGCAAGCCAACACCTTCAAATTCAAAGGGAAGTTTTAAATAACAAAAATTTATAAATGGAGCTTCCTTAAAATCATACGGATTGGGAATAAAACCACCCTTTAAAATAGGAACACCATTTACCATGACGGCATATTCTTCGTCAAACGGTCTCCACCATTCGAACACTTCATGCATCATTAAATCTGGATCTTCTTGCCCATCATATATAGCCCCTGTCATTCCTCCTGTATCGTGCCTATAGTCAGATCCTTTATTTATTTTCTCATGAGTTAACCTTACGTCATTTCTAACTGCGGCGTAATCTGTTAAATCTTTGTCACCAGAAACAAATGCAACGTTCAATCTTTTCTTATCAGTATATGGATATCTTCTCTCTATCTCTTGTTTTGTAAGAATTAATCTTTTAAACCAAAATTGTTTACTTTCGGCTGGAATATTATGCCAATCGTAAAACAAACTATAATTATCAACATTCTCTGCAGTGGGGGCATCATAAAAAACCTGTTTCTTCGTCTCCCATACATATTTTTTCTTACCAAGGTCTTTTGATTTTAAAAACTTGTGCTCTCTAACATCTTTTTTCCAACTTGCCTGTAAGTAACCATTTCCATAAATTAAAGCAGCCCTAACTAGGTCTTCTGATACATCGTCCATTCCAGATATTTCCCACGTATAGTCAAGAATATTTTTAACCTTTTCCGCTTTCAATTGTTGCATTTCAGTTCTTCCTTGTATAGTAAAGTCTGGTCTGGCATCAAGAACTCTAGGCATTAAAGTTTCAACAACAGAATGAACATATGGAACAAAAACGTTGGAATTTCCAGTAATAAATATTTTTCCATTACGACAAGCAATATAATTAGTTCTTCCTGTAGAAATGCTCCAAACCTTACCATTATATTTTACTAATTTAACTTGTTTCTTCCTGTTCACATCTATTGAAGAACTATAAGCAACAGTAATATATTTATCAGCAATCGTACTTCGCAATCCCATAAGGTGTAAAAAAGTCTGAAGCCATTCATTAAATTGTTTATATGGCTTATGCACCATGTGTAAAGAACCTTTGGGATTTCTAGAGCCATCACCATAACCAATTCCATCTAAAAGACGTCTTTTCTCACTGAGGTTCAAATGCCACAAAGATTCAACTGGTTTCCTGTCTGGAATAAGTTCAATAATCTTTTTCATTAAATCACTTTTTCTAGAAAAATAAAATCTATGTTCATCATAGTTTCCATCTTTCTTCTCTCTTGACCATTCACGAAACTCAGCTTTCATCGATATTAAAAGAGATCGAAGTTTTGCTAACGTTTCTGGTTTAGATTGAGTAATATACGGAATACCTCCTTTTTTCGGAATACATCCATCAGTTAAAAACCATCCAACCAATTCTGCAAAGTCTCCTCCAATAGATAGAGAACCATTATACATTCCACTTAACGGAAAACGATAATCAGTCCCTTTTTGACGTAAAATATCTCCAGCTTCAATATATCTATATTTATCTTCCCAAAAACGCTCCCTCTTATCTTTTCCTTTAAGCTTGGAATTATAACGTCTGTGATTTAGCTTAGAAATAGTTCTATGATTGGTAGTGACTAGCTGATCGGTGAAAGAATTCTTAATAGAAACCATATCACCATCAACATCATAAGAGAACACAGCCCTCGCAGTATCTGGCAAAATGTTTCCAGTTTCTAAATCATAACTTAATACTGCATCTCCTTCTTTCACTTCTCCAATTGATTTCCATCCTTCACAAGAAAGAATTTTTGTATCTTCGCTTACACATTGCCATCGTTTAATTTCCTTTGCCCTATCACCACTATATGACATATATAATTTATATGACCTATCTAATTTTGGTTTTATACATCTTAAAAAATAGTTTCTTGAATCTCCTAACTGAAGATCAAATTTCTTCTTCATTTTCTCTTCGTTCTTTCCTCCGAATTCTTTCGCGTCATATGTTAAATTGGATTGATTGGACATAATTTTATATTAAAACTTAGTAACTGAACGATTTTGGCAAGTGATCTTCGTAATTTAATTGAGATGGTTTTCTAGAAGCCATTAACTTAAATCCTTGATATGATATTCCACTTGCGAACAGACAATTATGGACAACAGTTCCGTCTGCTATAAAACTATTATCATCCTTAACCTGCAAATTATAAACATAACCCTTATATTTATTTTTTATAATTTGTCTAGTTTTTCCTGCATATTCAAATGAACTTAACTTTTCTAAGTGTTGATTCTTATTTCTACTATATTTAACATTTACATAGTATTGATCTTTGTTTACAATCCCATACCTACACCTTCTGACTTTATGAACAGTAGCATAGAAACCAGAACTCCATGCTATATCCATCATTTGTAATCCAAGTTTTTTGCTAGTTGTTGCGCCGATCTTATCGTAAGAAGTTTGACAATCTACCCAACCATCTCCGATCAACCAATATTCTAATACATATTTCAAATCTTCACCCAAACTATAAGCAAAAGAAGGTAATTGTTTTTCTCTATTATCATCATAGCATTGTTTCAATAATTCTGATAATGTTTTGCTAACAAAATGAAGAACTAAACAGTGCATATCCTTCCTTAATTCTTTTCTGACATGTAATCCAAGACCTTTAAGGTAACGTTCCATTTCATCGCATAGAGATATTTCATTTTGACTAAAGGCAAGAGACATTTGATTGTTATCTCTGGAACAACATCCTTCTGCTAAAAATATCCCTAGAAATTTAGCGAATTCTTTGCCCAACACTATTACTATTTTTTTAAAATTATCTTTATTGCCACCCCACTTATTATCATATCCAAATATCTTTTTATCTTTATTTTTATTTAATTTTTCAATAATTGAAATCGGTTTATAACTTTTTGTAATTTCATGAGGTAGTTTCCATTGTCTTTTAGAATAATTAATTAAATTACTACCTTTATATTTTCCAGTAGCAACGTATACTGGATGATTATAACTTAACTCTAAATTTAATCTTCCATTTATATCAATATCATACCAATCCCCATCAAACGGTTTCTTCAAACATTTTTCAACTTCACAAAATCTTCCTTTATGTGTTAAGACCATATTTCCTGGAACTATTTTCTCTATTTCCTTATATCCATTATCGGTTTTTATTAGAGTTCCCTTTTTTAAACAATCATCATGAAAACCAGATTGCGTAACCATGTCTCCATTGTCATTATATATAAAAACTGACATTTCGTCCAAGATTTCTTTACTATGTATAACAAGTTCATTGTCTCTACATGCCTGAGCAAGTTGATCTATCAGTAGTGGTCTTGTGAGTTTTGTAGTTCTCCATCCGAATTTATCTCCTATTGACTCGCTAAGTGAATCTATTTTTTTTGGTCTGAAATATAAAGATGGATAAGCAAGTTGTTTTAATTTAGTCAGAGTTGTAAGACCATGGTTATTTATCTCAACCACCATCAACGCCTTATTGTAAGTTCTTCCCCACTTATTTATAAAATCTGCAAGTCTATCTGGAGGAACCAATCCTTTAAAAAATGCAACTTCTTCTCCAGTCTCCCTATCCCAAATTACAGCGCATGAATAGTCTCCACCTTCAACTCCTTCTGAAACGTCTACTCCACAAACATATGAAGTTTCTGCTTTCGGACGAGCATATATTCTTAACCTGTCTTCTTCTACGACAATATTCCTTTCCCCATTTCTATCTATAAAAATATCTCCTACTTTTAAAACATTCTTTCTTTGTCTTCTTATAACATACGCATCAAACACTGCTCTACCAGAAGCAAGAAATTCCAATCCATATTCCTGAGCAAACTTAGATGGATTGTTCATCCTCCTCTTAATTATCTCTATCTCTTCTCTGGATTGACCAGTTATCATCACCTTTCCGTTTCTTCTTACAACAATAGTTCCATTTTCATTTGTCGGACACCAAACATGACCATTATATTCTTCATATTTTTTTGAAAATTTCTGAGCAACCTTGCCTTGTTTTACCCTAATAACATAACATTTATCAGTTGTATTATTCTGTTGTATCCTTGAACAATTACCGATTAAGGTCGTTAATGTTTGAAAGTTATTAGATACATGTTTATTCTTCTGAACAAATGAGCACTTCCTATCACATAATTCTAATGTTTTTTTAATACCTCCATCAACATATCCATCGGCCATAACCATCGTTCTTTGTAATAATATGAGTTGATCATATGTCAATTCCAATAAAAATTTCATCGGAAGACTCTTACTTTTTTCTCCCAATAATCCTCTAATCTTTTTAGTAGACGAAGAATGTATTCTTATCTCTCCACATGGCCTATCTTTCCTTATATATCTTGTATATTTATACCCTAATGTTTTACACAAACTTTCTATTCTATCTAAATTTTCTCCTATATTCTGATATATATATATTAAATATCTTTCAAAACTGGCTTCTGTTATAACCCAACCAATCAATTCAACAAATTCATCGTTATATTTTTTTACTTTATTTTCACTCCAACCAAGAGTTGAAAGAGGTATATAATCCAATTTATTAACATCCTTAGCTTGCTTTAGTATCCATTTTTTCTCATCAGACTGGTAACTGGCAGAACTTTGAATTATGCATCTATGGTTAGGAGTAACCATCATGTCTATATTTTGACTCTCAAAATGAACCATTTTACCATTAAACTTATAATCTATTTTATCTGTTGCTTCTTTAATTTCTAATTTTTTCGTCTTCAAATTAACAGTAAAATGCTTATCGCCAATATTAAATTCTTTTCTCTTCTTCCATCCATTTACTGTTAATATTTCTGTTTCATCATCCAAACAGTATCCCCACCACCATCCGTATTCTTTCTTCACATAGTCATTATCAAGCATCCACATCCTATGGTATAAATTTCCTTGTCCCCTAGGCGTCTGATGCCCAACAAATCCTGAATAAGTGACCGTGTGTCCATCGTCAACTGTAAAGTCATAAACGTTTTCCTCGATTGGAAAAATTTTATCTATTTCGTCATAGAAATACCTATTGTCATATAATTCCTTTATTTTAATGTACTCATCTGAATTTTTATTTCTACATTTTTCCAGAATTCTCCCGAGCGTCAGGTAAGTAACATCTCCACTCTTTGAAAAAAAACATTTATTCATTCCGTTGGAAACATCAGAATATTTCAGACCCAACACCCTCATTTTTTTCTTCAATATTTTTCCTATTCCTGGAACAAATTCCTGCAAACAGGAATATTCTATTTTCTGTTCATTCCTATTCGCCTGTTTTCTTTTTATCCTAAATCCGATTTTATCAAGAAAAATATTACTATGGCTCCTACTTATTTCTATTTTATGCCCACTCGACCATACTTTAACCTTCTTGGATGGTTTTGCATTATAAGAATATGTCCTACTGATTATTCCAAAATTTAAAAGTAGAGACCTAACTGTATCGACTATCTGTTTACTTGTGCTAGTAAAAGAAACCTCCCCTCTGTCCTTTCTGCAACTTCCATCCGCATCAAATAATCCCTGCAAAAATGAAACCACATTAGCTCGGCTCCATCCGAAAACTATATCTGGAATTTCTTTCCTATGTGCCTTCACTCCTTCTTTGAATCCTACATATTCTTGTAAAAATTCTATAAATGATCGATTAGAACAGATATAATGATAATAATCGTCTTTTTTACCTTGATTGAACTTTAGCCCCAATGGTGTATTCAACAGAAAATCAGTTAAATCTTCATCGATGTTAGCGACAACTACTTTATTATATTTTTTGCTTACATATCCATCCCATAGAATCACCCCAATCAAATATGCTAAATCTGGCGTTATCTTTTCAGGAGAGAACAGTTTTATGTTTTGCTTATTAAATCCTGGATACGGAGACGGCTTCCAATTCACGGTATCATTATTTCCCCAAAGTTCTTGTCCATATTTTATTGTCAAAAGATCACCTTTCTTCATGTCTTTAGCTTTTACAAATTCTATTTTTCCATTCCTTAATACGAATATTTTATGGACAGAAGACATTCCAAGTTCATACCCATGTTTAGTCTTAATCCTAAATCCTTTTTGTATTCCACTATTATAATATGTAGAAGTAGGTTTTAATCCATAGTGTCCATCTATAAGTATCTCCTCTCCTTCAGAAAATCCCAACGTGTTTTTTTCCCAACTATGAACGTCTTCTATCTTCATGGGTCCATTATTCGTTAGGATGATAGTATCTCCAGTGACACAAGACTCAATTACCAACTTTCCTCCTATAGGAACAGATGCTTCTAACGTCATCATCTTTTCTTCTGCCTTTTCCCATGAAGAAAGTTCAGTACAATTATGAACGACCATTCCATTAGCAACAAAACTATGAGGATTTTTTTCTAAGAGAATATCATAAACCAATGGTTCTCCCGTAACTGTTTCTATCTTTCTAACCTTTCCCCAATAATTAAACTTCCCTCTTATCCAATACCCTCCACCTTGATTTGTTCCTGGAACATTCTTAGTTGTCCACCTTGCTCTACCATTATTATATACTGGTAATTCAAAATTAAGTTTTCTTCTCAATTTATAGTTTCCTTTTCCTCCGATATGAATATCATATCTATCAAGTCCTTCATTTCCATAACGATAAGATTTACAATGCCTTATAGAAGGTAAACATATCCTCGTAGAAACTAATAATCTTTTCAATTGATATGCTAAAGATGGAATAGTAGTTACAATAATTGTTCTGCGTTTATTTTTTAAACATCCATCTCCTAAAATAATTCCCCTTAATAAACCATAAGAGAAATCCCATCCCCATCGCCAAACTCTGTCGTCTATTTTTTTGTTTTGACACCCCTCGCCAAACATTTCAGCTAACCAACAACAAAGAGGTTTCCCATATAAATGAACAAGAGCCGTATCAGAATTTTTTGAATAACTGACATTCCAACTGCTAAAATATTCAGAAAAATTATTTTTTAACAAATTTAAGATATATCTAACTTCTTTTTTGTGAAGAGAAAGCACTACTTGATTTTCACTAAAACTTCCTTCAGAAACAAACCATCCACACAGCTCACCAAGTTCTCTAGTCAATTTTATTTTTTCTAATTTGAATCCTCTCGATTCATATTTGTCTTTTACATATTTTTTTAAAGTTATTTCTTTTATTTTATTCCTATTCTGAAAATATGGAAATGCTACATAATCTTTCTTAGTAATATCTCCTGCTCTCTTCCACTCTCCATTAACTCCGTTGCCTCTAACAAAAAGTTGATGATCTCTAGTAAGGGAAAGAGGGTCACAACCATAAACTGATAATTTTATTAATTCTTCTTTGTTATTTTTGGAAACCACGTCCTTGACCTTGCTATAACTTCCTGCTCCATTCAATATCTCGTCTCCCTTTTTTAAATTTTTTATTTCAAAGGGAATACCATTTCTTTTATATATGACAGATTTACCAGAAAGACAAAGGCAATTCGTCAAAGTATATCCACGTCCAACGTTCTGTGTAGATGGCAAAACCAATATTTTAGAATCTATAACTGGAAAACTTATTTCGTATTTTGAATTATATTGAATTGTAGGCTTCAGCGCATTCGGAGTTGACCTATAAAACGTTTTAACTTTATCCAATAGTTCTGCTGTAAGGTCACTGTTATATCCAATCAACGCTGTCGTAGTCCCAGGATTCGTTATGGTATTATGATAGAAATAGCCTACCATTGCTGTTGAATTATGAGAAACAAAACCATTAGCTATAAAAGTCTTTGTTGAAGTTTGAAGATCTATCATCCGTTGTTTTGGAAGTAATTCTATTTTTGCTACCCTTGACCAACCATTATAAGGAAATTTTTTACCTTCCCACCAAAACTTTTTACAAAATCTCGATGGTTTGACTGTCCCAAGAAGTCTAAATATCTCATCCATTCTGCTGATAACAAGTTTGTTTACTGGTTTAGAACCCAATTTAGAACTTGATCTAGCAATTCTTTTATCTACTTCTATTCTATACAAATAATTATTATCCCCAAAATATTTTAAAATTCTATCCCAAACAAAACCATCTACTTGACTGATGACAACATCAACTCCAGTTTTTTTGATATTGACAGATCCCTCTCCATCTAATATTCCACCTATCCATCCATCTTCATAAGAAGGATTATATTCCCATAATTTTGTAATATATCTGATTTCATCATTTAATCTAATATTTTTTGCCTTTCTCCATTCAGTATGAACTGCTCTTCTTGCTTTACACAACATTCTATGTTCTGAAGTTAATATCAAAGTTCTTCCATCGTCCATCGTTAATTTTAATGCCTCTTCGCTCACATCCCATTTATTTTGAACTACGGCAGTTCTCATTTTTCTGGAAGATCCGCTTCCTCCTAAAACTTTTTCATCAGTAGCAATAATCTTATCTCCAACTTTCAAATTATCTATTTCAATCCAAGATAAATCAGCTGTCAAAACTTTTGTTTTTGGATCAAAACAAAATCCGAGCTGTCTTGCTTTCAAAATCATCACACGGTCAAATGCCCTAACGGCATTAAACAAATCCTTCTGTGCCTCATTCAAAATAAATCGAATAAGACTTCCAGGTTTCTTGCCTTTTATTTTTGTAAGATTTTCAAGATAAAACTTTACATCAATTATTTTATCAAGAGCGAATTTACTCATAAAGTTCCCTCCCAAGTTGCTTCTCCATTTCCTGCCTTTTCTTTTCTTCCTCTGGAGTATCTGGTTCTTCAACTTCATATTCTTCTGGAACCTTAATTATTTCTCCTTCTATAAGTCTCTTAGCGTCATCTTCAGACTTTTTTATAATCTCTTCTTCCCAACTC